CCGGCTTGAACTCCTCGATGGCGTCGATCACCCGACCGACGATGGTCATAGTGTCCTCGCCTTTGAAGCGTTTGATACTGATGATGTCCCGGCCCTGGCGCACCAGTATCACTGTGGAGTCCATCCCCCCTCGAGCGGGGTCGATGCCCATGACGATGGGTGCGGTCATGTCCTTGTACCTGACCCGCTTCATGGCAGCGTCGACCACGCCAGGCATGATGAACTGGTCGTCCCCGCTCTTGGGGAACTCACCGTACACCTCGACGCGAGCTTCGTCGCTGTCCTCACCGTACTCGGCGATGATCTGGTTGTAGATCGACTTGTCGGTGCCCTCGACGTTGCGAGCGTCGATCTTGCGCGAATTCCAAAAGTCCCGCTTGCTGCCGTCGACCGCTTCGTAGAAGTACCCGGTGTTGCGCCGACCGTTGCTGAACGCAAACCAGAACCGATCCAAGATGTTCTCGGTGAAGAACCCCGCTGCCACGGACCAGATACTGTCTGGGATACCCGATGCCTCATCGAAGATCACCATCATGCCGTCCATGTTGTGGACACCGGCGTAGGCGTCTGGGTTCTCTTCGCTCCAGAGCTTCCCCTCGGCTCCCCAGTACCGGGTGCCCTTCTGTAGGTCACGCTCGACCAGGTCCGTCAGCCATGTGGCCGGCACCATCTTCGTGGCCGATGGCTCCCACCAGTGCGAGTTGATCGACATGGTGGCCCACTTGGTCAGTTCACCCCATGTGACCGTTCTCAACTGGGTCTCGCTGTTGGCGCTGACCACCACGCTCGACCCGATCCGGGTCGACAGCATCCACATCACCAACCACGACACCAGCGCGCTTTTACCCACGCCCCGTCCTGACGAGATCGCCCCGCGCATCGCCTCGATCAGTTCCGACGCATCGAGCCGGCCCTGGTTCAGCTTCAGGAAGTCCCGTATCTCGCGCAGCACCTCGCGCTGCCACTTGCGTGGCCCTTTAAACTTCTCCAGCGGGGTGTTCACCTGGCCCCACGGGAACGCGAACATGACGAAGTTCTCAGGGTCGTTCGCAATCTGCGGCGACCACAACTGGGTCATTAGTTGCTGCTCTTCTTCCGACGAGTACTTAGGCTTCTGCATCAACCGTTGTCCATCTCGAGCACATCAATTACCTCGTTCTCGATCACCCTGGTCTTCGCCGCAGCTAGTGCGGATGTGATCGAGATCGTCCCACCAAAGTCGATCTGCTTGGACTCACCATAGGCCTTGCGATTGTCCGACGCCATCAGCCACTTGTAGGTGTTGACGATTAGCGTGGACCGCTGGACATCCTCGGTCGTGTTCTCTGCGATGGCGTGCTCGATGATCTTCCCAGCCCACGCCTCAGTCCTGATCTCCTTGGCCTCTTTGTACAAGACCTGGCGCTGGGGGTCCTTCTTGATCCAGCGAAGGAACGCCCCTGAGTCGATCTCCCTGAAGTCGTCACCGATTGCAGCCTGGAGGGTTGAGCCGCCGTACATCTTTTCCAAGATTCGGGGGAACACCGATTCGTACTGCATCAGTACGAGTTCGCGCATCGGCTTGCTACGAGCCGGGGGCGTGGGGTCAGGCGCAGAGAGCCAAGTGGGTAGTTCGAGGTTGCACTCAGGTGTGACAACTGCGCCTACGGATTGAGATCGATCTGTGTCCATAGTGCTGTGCATCTTACAGGATTGCTGGGCTTCTGGGGAAGTCATGGAATAAATGTTTTTGTGTGTCGTTGAAAAAAATAAAAATGTTCGTGATGCCTTCGCCAGCGTGACCGGCCGGCGGCAGGCCCTGGCCCCCCCATCCTTGCCTAGGCAATCATTGCTCAGGCAAGGATTATTTTGCACCCAGCGGATCACGCACCCAGCGGATCACGCACCCACTGGCACAGCCTACCCACTGGCACAGCACACCCAGCGGATCACTTGCACCCAGTGGCAATGATCCGCTGGGTGTGCCTGTTCCTGTCACACTGTCACACCCTGCCAGCCGGGGTGAACCGTACCGGGGTGTGACAGATTGACAGGATCCAGAGAATCCGGGTTTTGCCAGGCTCTTTTGATGCTCTGGACTCGCTCGAGGGGCTGGGTGCGACAATTGGTCTCCGCAAGCGCGAGACTTCCAGAATGATGATTTTTGAAACAGCACTAGGATTCAGGAATTCCGAGAATCGTACCCCCCTCATCTAAGTCCACTTGTCACACCCTTGCACAGCAGCACTCGGGCAAAACTTGAACAAGTGCAATCCTGTCAATCTGTCACAGGCTGCACCCAGCGGATCACCTGTCGCAAACGCGACAGACAGGCACACCCTCTGGGTTCACAATGCAACCACTCGGGCAGACAACCCGAGCAACCCGTAACCCGTAACCGTAAAGGATCACACCATGTTCTACCAAGTCACAGCAGTCTACGATGATGCCGAAATCGGCTATGGCGAGGGCGAAGCCCTCAACTATGCAAAGCAAGAATGCCTTGACAGCATCGAAGAGATCTATGGCTGCCTCAAGTTGTCGGACATCAGGTTCATCATCCTGAAGAACGATTGACCCTAGAACCAAGCACCTGGCAGTTGCCAGGTGCACCCGTAACCCGTAACCCGTAATCGAGACCATCATGGCCAAAAAACCGACTTTCATGCTTGCACTGCGCAACAACCCGGCAGTCGAGACACCCTATACACCCTTGATGTTCACTCGAGGGACGCAAACCCATCGCCTGGCACTCGTCAAGCGTTATGGCAGTTGGCAGGTCTGTCACCCTGGCAGTGGAGCACTGGTGCTGCGAGTCAAGTCCGATTGGAAAGGGATCCCTGTCGATTCCATCGGGTTGACGATTGCACAGGCTCGAGCCTATGCCCTCCTCGGACTCGACAGCCTGGTCGACAGAGTCGGACTGTCGAAGTTCGAGTCCGTGCTGTCGAACCCTAAGCCGTTCTAAGGATCCACCATGAGACCACTGCACACCATCGCTCGAGACATCCGTGACGACTGGGTTAACCCGTACTTCGGTGCTATCCCATACTTGTCGGCCATGCTCTCACTCGAGAACATCGGGGATAAGTTCGGGCATGACGATGCTCGAAGCATAGTGCTCTACTTCCTGTCGAACGCTGGCAGGTGGAAGGGTCCAGTTGCTCAAGCTGTGAAGCTCGAGCTTCGCACAATGCTCAAGTGATCACCCGTAACCCGTAACCCTGTAACCCGTAACCCGTAAAGGATTCACCATGCTTGCCATCACCACTGTTTACGTTCCCGCTACGAACACCCGTAACGCTCGCATTGTTGCCAGTACCTGCAATGGGCACAAAGTGAGTCAACCTGTCGATTACGCACTCGGTGACATCGAACGACACTTTGCTGTCGCTCAAGCACTGGTGCGAACCCAATTGAACCATGCCCCTAATCCTGAAACCATGGTTTATGGTGGCACAGTGAAGGGCTACGTTTTTTGCTTTCCCGCATCGACAATCACCCTGTAACCCGTAACCCGTAAAGGATTCACCATGAAATTCCATTTCGTCGCAAAATCCGCCAACAGCAAGACAGGTCCCATCCCTGTAACCTACAGTGAACGGTCGACCTGTCCACCCTCGTGCCCACACTATCGGTCGGATTGTTATGCGGAGGACTACCACACGAGGATGTCATGGGACAAGGTGCCCATGAGGGGTGGCAGCATCGATGCTCTGGCTGCATCCATTGCAGCCCTGCCCCCTGGCACGCTGTGGCGCCATAACGTGGCAGGTGACCTGCCAGGTGATGGGGAGATTGTCGACCCTGTCCAGCTGGGTGCAATCGTGTGGGCAAACCGTGGCAGGTCCGGGTTCACCTACACACACAAGAAGTCGAGCGATGCACTGAAGTGGTCCAGCCATGCGACAGCATGGGGGTTCACTGTGAACCTGTCGGCTGATGATGCGGGAGAGGCTGACACCCTGGCATCGACAGGTCAGCCAACAGTCTGTATCGTCCCGATGGATACGCCCTCGAAGACCACCACACCTGAGGGGCGCACTATCGTCGTCTGTCCTGCACAGACTCGCGAGGATGTCACCTGCCAGACTTGTGGACTGTGTGCCAGGTCGGACCGTACCGTGATCATTGGGTTCAGAGCACATGGCACGCGTGCCAGGCTGGCAGATGCCAGGTCTCGTCGTGTGATCCCGATAACCCGTGCCACTGCTGTCGTCTAACCCTGCACCCTTGCACCTGGCAGGTGCCAGGTGTTCACCCTCGAAGGATGATCCCCATGAAACACCAATACGCTACGCTTACCAATCGTTGGACTGGTCGGACCACTCGCGTGCGACTCGAACCGAACAATTGGGTGTCGGTGAAAAACTATCGGGCTGCAAAAATTCGGATCACTGCATCCTGTGGCTGGAACCCGATACGCTCTAACGTGGAATTCATCATTTACGATAAATATGGCGCTCGTGATATTGTTTCGCAAACCCTGGAGAATTGAAAATGAATGCTAACCTGTTGAACCTGGACCCCGTGGAAGCTGAACGGCTGGCATATGCCGATGGACTGCCAGTGGCTGCACTGTTGACCCAGATTGTCGAACGGGATGAAAAACTCGAGCTTGCCTGGATCCTGTGCAGGGTTTACGAGACCTATGGCACCGATTGCGATGAATTCACAGATGCACTGAACGCACTCAAGGGAGCATTCGACAATGAGTGAACCCTCGTTCATGGAGACCCTTGGGGGTCTCAGTGCCAGGCACAGTCTAGACAAGGTCCAGACTGCTGCACTGATGGGGGTGTCAGTGTTCACCCTTCGACACTGGCGGGCAGGCACCAGGACCCCTGCAGCATCCGCTGTGCAGCTGTTGGAAGTGCTGTGCCTGGTCGAAATCCTGGCACCAGACCTGCTAGCAGCACTGGTGCCCGAATGATCACAGCTATCCTCGTCGGACTGCTGGCACTGCTGCTGGCAGCACTGCTAGACCTGTAACCCCTAATCGTCGTTCCTGTCGACGCTGTCGACCCTGCCGACCCCTAGTGCTCCGTGCACTAGGGGTTTTTGCTTTGTGCTTAGTTTGTAGATCTCGTCAAGTTGACGCTGCTTTGCCGCTATCACTTGTGCTCTGTGGCCGCTGAACTGGTGCCGCAGCTGGGGATTGATTGCCCACTTCGCAAAATGCTGGTTTTCTCGCGTGCCATCATCCATCCTGGCCACCCATCCTGCCGATTCCAGGCCCTGCATGGCACCTAGAACCCACTGATCAGCAGTCCATGCGGGTACACCCTCAAGTTGACGTCGGGCACCACGCTTGACGTCTGACAGCGTAATGTCTGACTGGTCGCAATAGTGCAGGATGTAATCCATCACCCACGCCTCGAACGGACTCGTTCCCCCCACTTCGCCGAATGCATAGCGGAACGCTGGGATCAGATACCCTCGGATGAACCCGATTACCCTGTGGATCACACTGGCCGACACTGTCGGGTTGAACGGGTCTTCGATAACGTGGAACAACAGTGCCAGGCGTCCGGCTGTGCCCTCGAGCTTGCCGAACGCTGTCATAAACGTGTTCCCAGCCTGCAGCAGTCGCTCATCTGCTTTGCTCGACTCATACCATGCTTGGAACCCCCTATAGGCATCAAACGCATCGGGTGCCAGCCTGTAGGTCTGCACTGGCAGCGCAAAGATCAGCCGCAGGGTTTGTTCCCACGCTGATGCACTCGTCAGGCACTCGGGAACAGGGTTGCCCAGCCTGGTACGGTCTGCCCGTAGAATCGCAGGGATGAATCGCTGGATTAGCCCATCGGCTGACAGTGAGGCAATGCTTTGCCTGAACACTTGGGGCTGGATGTTCCCGTAGACTGACACTGCCAGGTTCTCGGCATGTATCGACCCAGCCCCGACACGGTCCATTTCATACCGTTCCGACTCGTAACTGACAACCCACGCCGATCTATCTTCGCCACTGGTCTTGTCGGTGAGTTTCTTCACCCAACTGTTCATTTCGTCCAAGTGGCACAACAGGCCACGGGGACGGTCGGCAGCCTGGCGTACCAGTTTCTGGGATGTGATGTCGGAAACCGTTATCTTCATGGGCACCGGTTGGGGTGGCAGATCTGGCACGCTGGGTGCCTGGTCTGCGCCAAGCATCGCATCGGTGCTGGCTGAAAACTCGAGGAACGACTTCTTCGCGCTGGCGTAGGCTGCTTCTTTGCCTTCCCAGTCGAGCAATGCCCGTTGATACCGGGGACGGTCGTCTGCTTCGATGTTCTTCAATGGGGACAACATCGGGCGTGATCCTGGGGACTTCTTATCCGCTGGATCACCCAGCGTCATCAGCCAGAGCACTGGCGGCACTTTGAACCCTGGCATCAACTCGAGCCGGATCTGGGCATCGACCACACCACAGACTGCACTCAGACCAGCGAACAGGGGAACCAGAGGATCACACCCTACGCTGTCGCTGATCTCGTTGGCACGGGTCTGTAGGATGCTGGGGAACAGGGTCAGATCGATGTCGGGTGGCGCTGGCCGCAGCCCTGCCAGGATGGTCTTTGGGGCTGTGGGCACCTCCACCTTGCCGAACAATGATGCAGCATCGGGCATCGGTCGGGTCCATCCGGCTCTGCGGGCAATATGGAACAGTGTCCCCAATGTGACAGCAGTTGCCTTGTCGACCTTGAAGCTGGCCCACTGGGTGGCAATCTCGCGGTCGCCTGGGTACTTCTGCTCGCTCTGGACCGACCACTGCTGCCACAGGTGGAACCCCTGGTCGAGTTGCTCGGTCTGGGTGCCTGCCCAGTGCAGCGCCATGCCGATGCTGATCCACTCGTCTCGGGGACAGTTTGGGGTGATGCACTCGATGGCGTTGTTGATCTCGTCCCAGGATGCGTCCACACCCTCGCTGGTGCGGATCTGTCGAACTTTGTCCTTCTCGAGCATTTCTTGCCACAGATCAAGCAGTGGCTGGGGGATCGTCGGCAAGCGCATCCAGTTGCCGTTCCCTGCCCATCGGTACGGTTGCCGGGTGTCCGGGTGGATGCTGGGTGGCAGCACATCCTGCACAGTCAACCCGTTGGCCGTCGCGCATCGGAGTTCATAAGTGGTCTCGCCGCCGACGATGATCTTCTTCGACGCCAGCGCCAGGCCGGCAGGCATCGCGTAGAGCAGCTTCCCGTGCCCAAGCCTGCCACTGTCGATGACCACTGCATCGGACGCGGCGTACAGTTCCCCGATGTTGATCCCTTGCAGGCCGAGCACCATCGCCGTGACATCCCAGTTGTCGATGTCCAGGGCCATCGTGCCACTGTAGGCGTGAGCTAGGCCAATGCCATAGCCTGGTGGCAGATCGTTCTGGGAGGTGAGTGCGTTGGGCTTGAGGTTCCAGCCTGCTGTGCGCGGTCCCTTGGTCCCTGATGGGATGGGCACCAGGCTCCAACCATGCCTGATGTACGCATCGACCGATGCCGGGTGCTGCTGCACCTGGTTGGGGACTGGGATCGCTTGTGCTGTCATGGAGACCTTGAAATGTTTGCGTGAACCTGTTGCACATCGTACAGCAACCGTGATACGATGGCAACCATCAAGCGAGGAATTCGATGCCACCCACCCCACAATTCGATACGCACATGACCGTCAGGGTCGCTGCGCGTGTTCGTTCCGCGTTCCACCGCAAGGCAGAAAGGTACGGGAGACCGTCCGATGTCTTGCGGGAACTCATCGAGGCGTTTCTTGATGATCGACTTGTTATCCAACCCAACCCCCGTAAGGAGTCACTGTATGTCCCTCGAACTCAAGATTGAAGCTCTCACCGCCGCCGTCATCGCCCTTACCGCGAGGATGGGTAGCGTACCAGCACCAGCAGTGGAGGCTGCGCCGTTCTGGCCAACGGTTGCGCAGGCAGTTGCGCAAGCGCCTGCACCCGTAGCGGCGCCAGTTATGCCGGCCCCTCCTACCTTTGCAGCTATCCCCGCTGCGGTCGCACCGGCCCCGGTGGTAGCTGCGCCAGTCGCTCCTGCTGTGGCATCCCCTTCTAACGCACCTTTTACCGATGGTAAGGGCGT